CCTCATAACTTTGGAGTGTTTGAAAAGAAGTTTTCTAAGAAAAATATATACGATAAGTTTGGTGTACTAACAAATAGAACAGGAGAGAAAGAATATTATGCTGTAGCTATACCAGATTACGTAAATGTTGTATATAATTGTGTAATATTTACAGATTATATGGAACAAAACAATAAAATCATTGAAGGAGTAAACTTTGCATCAGATTCTTATTGGGGAAACCCTTCTAAATTTAGATTTAGAGCAATGATTGATACTTATACGACAGCTACAGAGTTAGTACAAGGGAATGATCGTATAGTAAAGACAGAATTTAATATAAATTTATTAGGCCACATAGTAACTGACACTGTAAATGCCTTACCTTTCAATACAAGAAAGTATTCTAGTAAAACAAATATGAGATTTACTAGTGAAACAACAACCAAGTAACAGTATAAGTCGATATTTATACTAAGATACAGTTTTCTAAAGGTTTCAAGAGCAATATAGAAGAGTAATATAGGCCTATGTCAAGATTTGTAAGTGAATTATCAGGTTCGCTGATATTTAGATCGGGAAGCACTAGTCAAGCGTCATTAGTTCCTAATGCAAGCGCTTTAGGTTTAACCGGATCATTAAATATTACTGGATCAAACTTAACTTTCAACGGTTCAGATGTTATACAACGTATAGTTAATCTGGAAGCCGGGTCAGTTGGTAGTGGCTCATTAGGTCCTCTTAATGCTCATTCAGGCTCAATAAATACCTTTACTCAATCTTATTATGTAGACTCAGCTAGCTTTGATTCCCGAATTGATAGCGTAGAATCTACAAACTCAACTAATAGCTCAGCTATTTCAGCGTTACAGTCTAGCACTAGTTCGTATTTTTCATCTTCGGCGCAGTTAACAGATCAAGGATTTTTATCCTCGTCAAACTCTTCTATTGTATCTTCATCTGCTCAAATTGCATCATTCGGATTTATAACATCGGCTAGTGTTACTGTACCTGCTGGTACCGTATCTTCATCACAGCAAATCTTAGATTTAGGTTTTTTAACAGGATCACCTGAAGGAACTATAAGTAGTTCAGCACAAATCTCAGCTTTAGGATTTCAAACAGGTGATGAAATAGGAGTATTTATTCAAACTGGATCTTTTTATGCTACTACTAATGATATTCAAGTAACTGGATCAATGAGAGTTAGCGGTTCAGTAGCAGCTAATTCATTTATTTCAACAGATGGTACAGGAGTACCAACTTTATCTTCTAATAGTAACTTAATTTTAAGTGCATCTGATGCTGTTATAGTACAAAATGCATTATTAAGACCAGGAAGATTTGGAAATAGTGCAACAGCTTCATTATCTTCTCAAGATGGTGATATAATGTATAACTCTTCTTCGAATCAATTAGTAGTTTATTCAGGAAGTGCTTGGTATAACTTACTAGATAGTAGTAATTCTATATCTGGTGCTGCTCATACAAGAAGAGAACAAATATCTGCTTCATTTGCAACAACTATTGCTGGTTTAGATGCATCTGGCTTTGCTACTGATGCAGAATTAAGTAGTTTAAGTGCTTCAGCCCATACAGCAAGACTAAATATAACAGCTTCTGCAGTAGATACTGGTAGTTTAGTAACTACAGCAAGCTTTAATTCATATACAGCATCATATTCAGCTTCTGCTGATGCTCATTTAGATGCTTTAATAGCGTCTCTAAGTTCTTCAGTAGATACTCACTTAGATGCTAATATAACTGCTTTATCTTCTTCAACAGACACTCATTTAGACGCTTTAATTAGCAGTTTAAGCTCATCTGCTCATACAGCTAGAGGAACTATATCAGGAAGTGGAGGAAGTACAGACTTTGACGGTAACAGAACAGTATCTAATACTGATTTACCATCAGGAATATTCAATAACAACTTTGGTACTAGTGGATCAATACAAGATTTCTTATCAGCAGTATTTTTCCCTAATACAGCACCAAGTATTTCAACAGGTGATCAAGTTCAGGAAGAATTTACTCCTTCTGGATCAACTATAGTTACTTTAGCAGGAACAGATGCTGAATCTCAACCTATATCTTGGTCTTTAGCAGCAGCTTATACTGATGATTTCGTAAGGGTATCTACTGCCGGTGTTCTTAAATGGAATGCCTTAGCAACTGCATCAATGAATACTGGAGTTGATGGTAATGGTGATGCAGCACACCCTGTAATAGTAAGAGCTACTGATTCATTCAATGGTGCAACAAACAAAACTATATACATTAGAGTTACTCCTAACGAAACTCCTAAATTTAGAGAAACATCAGTTGGAGGTAATATAATAACATCTTTTTCTACTACAAGAAACGAAAGTGCAGCAGCAGAAGAGATAACAAAAATATATTTTTCAGATGCTGAAAGTGATACAATTACAATTCACTCTTCATCAATACCTGGAAATCATTTTACAGTAGCTAGAACAGGAAGTTATGTTAGTTTAAGACAAGCTACTGGTTCATTAGATTATGAAACTACTGCATCTTATGCATTTAGTATTAGTGCTTCTGATGAACACTATCAAAATGGAGATGTTGATTCAATAGTAGGATTACCTATTACTATAACAGTACAAGATAACTTAACTCCAACAATTAATAATCAATCTATATCAGGAGTAAACGAAAATTCTTCTGATGGAGCTAATGCAGGTTCTATTACTGCAACAGATTCAGAAGGTAATGCTTTAACTTTTACAACATTTACTTTAGCAGGGTTAAAATTAGATGGTTCAAATGTAGCTACAGGTTCTTATGGAGGTACTTCACAAGCTACTGACCCACATGAAGATCCTTTTCAAATGTCAAGTGCTGGAGTTGTAACAAGAAAAGCAGGAGTCTTTTTAAATAGTGACTTAGTTAATTCATATATTTACTCAGCTTCTGTTAAAGATGCTTATAATGATGCTGCATCAGCTACTGTTACTATTCCTATAGCAGATGATACTCCTGCAACATTATCAAATAACGGTACATTTTATATAATAGAAAGCGCTAGAACAGGAGACTACCTTACAACTGTAACTACGGGTATTGCTGGTACTTATGCAGACTTTAATGCTAATCAATCAGTAACATGGAATGTTAATCCTTCATCTAAATATAATATTAATGCTTCAGGACAGCTTTCATTAGCTTATGATATATCAGGATCAACAGATGTAGGAGGAGGAACAATATCAGGTTCAGTAACAGCATCAAATGCTTTTGGTACTAGAACATCTGCAGACTTTACTGCTAATGTAACTAATAACTCAGGTCCTACTTTAACTGCTACTCCAGTTAGTGCTAATTTAAATACAAATGGAGCAAGATCAGGAAGTTCAATTTATACTTTATCATATAGTGATCCTGAAGGTAATGCAGTTGATTTAAGTACTTTATCTTTTACTGTTTCTCATGCAGATATAACAACAGTAGTAGTAGGATCAGAAGTAGCAATAAGACCAACCGCTAACATATCAGCAGGAGTATATCACTTTACAGCATCTGTAGCTGATGAGCATGGTTTTGAAGTTTTACCAATATCAGAATCATTTACTATAGCTCAAGCCGATGACGGAACTTTATCAACTAACGGAACATTTTACATTATTGAATCTGCTGCGAGTGGGTCTAATATCGTTATTAATAGTAATGGTAGATCAGGCACTCAAGGAGATGTAGATATATCTTACTCTCCAAATTATAATTCAGCAGCTTATAATAGTATATCTTCTTCCAATCACAGAATAGTTGTAGATAGCTCAGGAGGTTTAACAATAGGAGTACCAATGAGTGGTTCGTTTAATTCTGGTGATACAATAACATCTACTATCAATTGGTCAGATCAGTATGGAAATACTGACAGTGATAGCATAACAGTAAACGTAACTCTTAACGCATCACCAAGTGCATCGTTTACAGATACTTCAGGTAACTATAATACTAATGAAGCAGTATCAGGAAGCTCAATGGTAACATTTACTATAAGTGATACTGAAACAGATACTCCTTATACAGCAAGTTTAAGTGGTACTGATGCAGCTAAATTAAATTTAGTACCTCAAAATATAGCTTCTTCTTCTTGGGATATTCAAGCAGTAGAGCAGTTA